GCAACACAGCCAAAGATACCGAAGGCTGCATTTTAGTTGGCATGAAGTTTAAATTCGGCTTTATCACTAAGTCGCGCGATACATTCAATGCGCTGATGGTGATATTGAACGAGGCGAAGGCGAAACAAGACCCTATCATTTTAGAGATAATTTAATGATTATTGACGATGCTTTAAGAAGTTTCGCAACAGTAAGACAGATTGAATTTATAGATGCAGTCAATAAGTACGGTTCAAACCGTAAAGCCGCTAAGAAATTAGAAATAACTCCTGCGGTGATTGATAAAGCATTACGCACATTAAAGAACAAAGCCGCGTTACAAGGTTATGCACCTGAAAGCGATATGACTAGAACAGTGCCTAGTCCATTCGTGGTTAAGGGTATATCTACCTATTACAACGCAGAAGGCAAAGCTAGTGGTCAATGGGTTAAATCACAGGTAGATGCAGATAAGCGCGAACAGGCAATACGCGACTTTATAGAAACAATGGCAAGCGATATTAAAGGTCTATCACCTATCATCGATGCGCCTAAGTTATCAAATGATGACTTGTTATGTGTTTACCCTATGGGCGACCCGCATTTTGGAATGTATGCCTGGTGGCAAGACGCTGGTGAAGATTTCGACTTAGACATTGCCGAGCGATTAACGTGTGGCGCTATTGATAGATTAATCAATTCAGCACCTAGCGCGAAAACTGCATTATTGCTTAACTTGGGTGATATGTTTCATGCCGACAATCAGCAAAACACATCACAATCAGGTCATCAATTAGACGTTGATGGTAGATGGGCGAAGGTTCAACAGGTAGGACTTCGCGCAATATTGCATTGCATTAAACGCCTACTTGAAAAGCATGAGAAAGTCATATTTCGCATTAACAAGGGCAACCATGATGGCCATTCTAGTTACGCCCTAGCATTAATGATTAGCTGTTACTTTCACAACGAGCCGAGAGTCACGGTAGATTTAAGCCCTAGCGTTATGTGGTACTACCAGTTCGGCAAGGTGCTGATTAATTCGACACATGGCGACACTATCAAGGGCGCGGATATATTAAGCATCATGGCAGCAGATAAGCCTAAAGAGTGGGGAGAAACAGTCCATCGCTATAGCTATGTCGGACACGTTCACCATAAAGACGTTAAAGAATATCGGGGCGGTATCGTGGAGTATTTCAGAACAATGGCTGCGCGTGATGCTTGGCACGCTGGACAAGGTTACAGGGCAGGGCGCGATATGTGCTTAATCGTACAGCATAAAGAGCATGGAGAGATTGAACGCCACAGAGTCGATGTAGGAATGAACCAATACCAGTGCCGATTGGATAGTTAGCTACTGCTGATGTATCAATGCCTTCATATGAAGCCGCTGAACCTGCTGCAGCTGCTAAACGCACAATACGTGAGTTTAATTTTTGCCAGCCTGATGTAACCTCAACAAATGCGCCAGTTGTCACACCATGCGCGATTGAAGTGGTTGCTACGCCAGGATTGGCATTAGTTACTGCTGTTACTGTTTTAGCTGCGCCATATGCGGTTGCAAGTGCGATGGTAAAGCCATTGGGTAGAGATACGGCCATAATGTTTCCTTTAGTTAAGATGCCTGTTGATAGGCGTTAAAAAACCGCAGTTAAGCGGCTGGTTTAATCCCTCGCGGGCATAAAAAAAACCCCAATTAAGGGGCTTCGGTTATTCTGTTATTTAGCCTATCCAAACACTAAAGTCTTGGATTGCGCCATATTGTTTTGTTTGGTCGTCATACCTTGCGATTGCTGCGCCTTCTACGTTTGCAAATATCGGAGTCTTGCACATTTCATCTTCGACCTGCCTAATCAGCGTCATACATTGAGCGCGTGTACCTGCCCAAATATTTACTTGAATTCTCGCGTTCTTTTTATCCGTACTCGCGCCTTCAAGATAGTTGATAGCTTGGCCGCCTACCTGTTGAAAAGTGGCAAATGGTAATACTGCGTTCAATGGTGCTACATCAGGATAAACGCGACCAGATACTAAAGCGCCTAGCACCGTGACAATGTTTGATTCATTCATGTTTTAAGTCTTTCGCGTATAACGTCTGTGGCTCGTTGTGCGGCTTTCGCTATCTTGGCATCGTATGAAGGTCTAATGAATGGTCTTGCTGCCATGAACCTAGTACCTAGTTCAAAGAAGTGCCAATGTGGTGCTTTTATATGATTCACGCCAATAAAAAAGACTGATTCAACCTTACTGTTATCTTTTACACGATAACGAAATATCGCATCTTTAATGCCGCCATCTTTAAATGGTGCGCGTATTCTCATCTCGTCATAAATAACCGTTGCCGCTTCAAATGCCGCTGGTCTAAATGTAGCCTTCACTTTGTCAGCATAAGCATTTAGCTGTGCTGTAATGTCGCCAGTCATAGCAAAGCTTACTGATGATTTGCTAGCCATTATTCAGCCCTGTATCGGTTGCTAAATCTATAAAGTCGCGCCCATGTGCAGGCAATACCGCTTTAATGTTGTAAGTCGCACCGTTAAACATTACGCGCATTGTTGTATCGATGTCTGTGCGGTATCTGATACGCATTGATGCAGACTTTGAAGCTGTATCTACATTGGTGCTGATTGCTTCTTTGCCGTTAATAAATAATACATTTGCCCATACTGTGGCTAAGTCTGACCATGTGCTAATCGGCTGACCAAAATCATCGCGCGTGTCTATCTTGCTTTGTATCGTAATTCTGTCGCGTAGTTTACCTGCGAGCATTTTAAATTCTCCAAGTACGCACTGAATCTAGCAAGCCATCACAGAATGATTTTGGTAACTCGTAAGTCTGACCGTCACTCACTGATTCACGGTGCGCGTACATTGAACCAATAGCTAGCAGCATCCATGTAATAACATTGGCTGGCACTAAGTCAGCCGTTGCACCGTAACCAGCTTTAAATTGAATAGTTACACCGTTGGCACTTCCTAATGTTGATGGGAACGGAACGCCATAGGCTGGAATAATCCAATTGGTTAATGAACTACTATCAAGGTAATAACTTGAAGGCGCTAGAGTCGTTTCTGTACCACTAGTATTGATATACTTCACACTGACAATCTCGCTGACGTTTGACGTTGGCAATTCAATTGCATCTGCAAAGTTATCAAGCGAGAATTCAAGTGTCTGTTCAATCATGGTGCGACCTGTGCGATGTTCAGCCGTTTCTCTCGCGCTCTTAATGTATAGGCTGATTAGCGTGTCCTCGCTTGCGTCAGTCACTCTTAAATGTGCTTTGGCTAAGTCTAAGCTGACTGGCTCTATCAATGGTGCTGTGATTGTTTTCATCGTTTAGACCTAGTTATATTTGCCATACGTGTGCTAGTTGTTTGCACTCGTTGGCTTGTTATTTGTAATCGCTCACCACTTGTAAATGATGGTCTTTCGCTGTATGTGCTATCGCGTGATGCGCCGTTTACTTTTGAGCTGATATAAACGCTCTCGGCATTGAACGCCGACCAATTTAATGCACTTGGTAAAGCCTCGCTAAATAAGAATAAACCGCCTTTAGCTGTAAATACTGTAAGGCTGTATGACGCGATATTTGCACGACTTGATACACTTGCAGAGCTTGCGTAACTTGTCACGCCATACGTGCTAAAAGGCGCGTTACTGACTATGTTTAATGTTGCGCCTGTTACCGTGCTAGTAGAGTTAAACGCTGTAACGCTATACGCTACACTTACCGCATGACTCTGCAGCCTGACCGCACTATTTGTTGCAGTTATCACATAATTTGTTGCAGTTGCTGCGCTTGATAATTTATCGCTTGATGCTGTGGCTGATAGTGAATAAGCTGCTGGTGTTGCGCTACTTTGTAACCTACCACTAGCATTAAACGCGCTGATTGCATAAGTGGTATTGTTTGCTCTGCTAACTAATCTACTGCTAGCATAATTACTTGTAAGCGCATAACTACTTGGTGATGCGTTGCTGACTATATTAAGAGAGCCTGTTGTTACTGTGCTAGTTGCATTAAAAGCTGTGAGCGAATATGCAGCAACATCAGCAGATGATGTAATGTTTTGTAACCCACTACCGCTAGCAATTAATTCGCTATCAAACCATGCTTCTTTGTTTAATTCAGGCTCGAACCACGCATTAGGATATAACTCGCTATCAAGCCAGCTATTGAAAGCCATGTTATTACCTCACTGGTTGATTAGTTTATCAATACTGAAATAATCAACCATAGAGCTAAAACAATACCTAACTTTGCAGGAAGCATTTTAATGTTTGAAAATTTACGTAACATTGCTTATTTTTCCATTACCGATATTTCACCATTACAGAATGTGGCTGTAGTAGCAGATGCTAAATAACAGTGAATCAAACAAGTGCCGTTATACATACGTGCGCCTGGTGATCCTAATATCTTTTGTGCGCCTACGTTTACCACTGTCGTGCCAATAGATGCAACATCTCGCGCAATCATAAAGCTAACAGCACCAGCTACCAATGAAGTGCCTAACGTGATACTTTGGATTGATTGAACGCCAGTATCACCTGCCGCAAGGTTAAACCATGTAATAGTGCCGATAACAGGAGATATGGTAATTTGAGAGCCAGCAATCGCCGTCAATGTTGCTGTACGACCTGCCACCCCTTTTGAGTTGGTATAACTGATTGTAGAGTTAGCAATCGCCGCAGCGTTGGTGTTTGCTGTCGTTGTTAGCATAGCAATCATGCAACCTTCACCATTCGTGCCACCATCTACATCACGGGCAGGTAAGGTAGGTGTAGTTATTGCTTGCGCTGTGGTTGTTGTAACAACTATGCCACTATTTACCCATAAGCAATCAAAGAATAAGTGATAATGATTGATGTTAGATTGCATTATCAATTCTGTAAGGTAGTTATTACCTGTTGCTGGGTTGGCAATTGGAATACACCCAAAATCAGCGGTCAGAGTGCCGTCTGTCACTCGACCATTTACGCCAGGCGTACCAGGCGCCCATGCACCAGGAAACCCTGCATCTTTAGCCGTACAATACCAGTAACCAACCGTATCAGCCGCCGTGCCTGATTTCATAAATGGGATTGCTCTGCCATTAAATGCACCTAACCCTGCTGGTGGATAGTCTGCGCCACTTTTATCACGATGACGCCATCCACCTTCTTCATTGAAGGTCATGTTCTCGCCTGGTAACAATATGAACTGCATCAATTCAACATTGTTTGTGCCATCGGTATGATTAACGCCCACAGTACAACTAGTTCCAGCACTATTATTAGTGATATACAGTGCTTTTACATTGCGCTGTGTACTAGCAGCAGGGCTTGCCACAATAGTGGTAGTGGCTGCTGTTGTAATACGTGTATTGATGCGTAATGGCGTAATTGTTGTGCCGTTTACATCAACATAAGAGGCGTGAACTTCTATAGTTGATGTGGCTGTGCCAGTAGTTAACTGGACTAAATCACTTGTTGAGGTAAGTAATAGCATTATGCGAGTGTCAGAATAGTGCCAGGATTAGTGTTATTGAACGCTACTGTGAAAGCATCGCCAATCGCGCCCAAAGTGACAGCAGAGCCATGATCCCAAAACTGGATTAAGTTTTTAGATGCGGCTGTATCGTTGTATAAAACATAATATCTAAACGTAGCGATAGCACTTGATGAAGTAAACACCACTTGAGTGCCTTGCACCGTCATCGTGCCTGATGCTTCAGCCATTGTGAGTGTTGTGGCAGTACCGCCAGCCGTATAGCCACCACCCGCAGCAATCTGCGTAATGTCAGTGAGTACGGTATTAGTCGCTAATGGCAATGTATTGGTTAAGCATATTTTGAACGTGTGCGCGTCAAAGTCATGTATGCCTCGAATTAGCTGGTCTGCAAAGTCCTGAAACTTGGTTACGGTTGCCATATTTATTCCTGATTAAATCGTTATCGAGTTACAGCGTAATCCATCAAAGCCTCGTGAGAAGCCTTGACAGATTCAGCTTTAAACTATGCTGGTGTTAGTGTGCCAGCTCTAACAGCTCCAGGGCGCTCAGTAGCAAGAGCCAAACGGCGTTCTGCACGGATACTGATGAGATTTTTCTGGAAATTGTCGCCATCGCTGTCTGACAAATCAATCACTACGCCTTCACGGTTGTGAATCATGTAAGCTTGACCGAATGCACCAGCAGCGAAGCTACCAGCAGTCATACCGA